CGTAAATTCAATAATTTGCGAGCTGTTGTTCAGTGTTTACCTATTGAAGATGCACAAGTACCGGATGGTGATTTTGTTGTTGTTGGCGTAACAAATGTACCTTTATCTTCAGCGTCACGTACTAAAATAGAACCTAGTTTAATACATGGTTTATTTACAGAGCCTATTACAAAACCAGCATATTTGAGACCATTTCAAAAAGGTGATGAAATAATTGATCCAGCTTTTTTTAGGTTTAGCCAAAGCTGGAGGTGAACAAGTTTTAGTGAATAAAAATATATTAAATATTGCAATAAACGATGTAAAACAAATAATGATAAATCAATATAACAATTCTATTTGTGTAGATAAATATGCACGCGTAATGACCTACGAAGAAGCAATTAAAGGAGCAGATGATGTTTTTATGCATGCAGTGTGTAGAACAACTTCACCAGGTTATCCTTGGAATTCTGATCCTGCATTGCGTAGCAATTTACCAGGTAAAAGTGCTTGGATGGGATCAAATGATGATTTTGATTTCACTAGTGTTAAAGCTATTGAATTACGTAATGCTGTTGAAGAATTAGAACAATTATGTTTAAAAGGAATTGTAGATAAAGTTATTTGCGCAGATACCATGAAAGATGAACGACGTCCAATCGAAAAGGTTAATCAAGGAAAAACAAGAATGTTTGCAGCTTGCCCTCAACATTTTGTTGTATTATTCAGAAAATATTTTATTGGATTTAGTGCATGGACAATGCACAATAGAATATCAAATGAAGTAGCAGTTGGAACAAATCCTTATGATTATGATTGGACAAGAATTGCTAAAAAATTACAAATGAAAGGTCAAAATGTTATTGCAGGTGATTTTAGTAATTTTGATGGTTCATTAAATAGTTGTGTTTTGTGGAGTGTTTTAGATGTAATTGAGAATTGGTATGAAATATATGATACTGACTATAAAGTTGAACATGCTAAAATTCGTCAAACTTTATGGGCTCACGTTGTTAATTCAACACACATCTATAAAAACACTATTTATCAGTGGACACATTCACAACCTTCAGGAAATCCATTTACTGTAATTATAAATAGTATTTATAATAGTGTTATTTTGAGATGTGCATATTTGACAATAATATATGATCAAATAAATAAAGGAAAATTAACTAGCGAATGGTTTAGTATGCAAAAATTTAATGAACATGTATCAGTTGTAACTTATGGTGATGATAATTGTTTAAATATATCAGCAGAAGCTATAACATTTTTTAACCAATTGACATTATCTGAAGCACTATTGAAATGGGGTCATACTTATACTGATGAAACAAAAACAAATAAATCTTCGTTATCTAGACATTTAAATGAAATAAATTTTTTGAAAAGAAAATTTGTTTATAATAATGATTTATGCAAGTATATGGCACCATTAGAAGAAGCAGTAATTTGGGAAATGTTAAATTGGAAAAGAATAAATGAAATGTCTAAAAAAGAGTCATTGAGAGTTAATATTCAAACTGCTTTACGAGAAATAGTTTTGCATGGTAAGGAAAAATACAATAATTTTGTTAAGACAGTATGTTATTCACGAGAAGTTAGAAAACTAAAACTTAATATGCAAGTACCTAGTTATGCTGAACAAGTATTAATTGTAGAAGAATTAGATTATTTTTTAGAGTAAGTTGGACAGGTGTGTTCTTATATTTTTCCAAAAATTTAGATGAGTATAAAGGAAAAATATATTGCTACCTGTCCTATATCGTTTTCTATTTAGAATTACTTCCAGGATGCGATAATGGCAGCCCCATAAAAATCCAGGAAACTCATCTAGGTATATATAGATTAAGTAGTTTTATATACCGAAATAATTTACTTGCCGACACTATAACCCAAAATAATGATAAAAATGAAAAGGAATATATTCAAACTCATAGAGAAGAAGTAATAACATTCCATGACCAAGGCAATACAACACATGACACCGCAATTCCAGAATTTCGTGATTTAGATAAGTCATATTTAGATATGACTGTTGCAAATGATAAAGTACATGAAATTAGTTCATTTTTGGAACGACCTGTACGCGTTTGGTCTGGTAATATGACCACTAGCAATACAGTTGGGCAAGTATTGTGGACTGCATCTTTTCCAGAAACATTGATATCAAACCCTATGTATAATCAGAAATTACAAGGTTTTACAGGTTTGCGATGTGATCTGGAAATAAAAGTTCAAGTAAATGCTCAAAAATTCCAAGCTGGACGATTACATTTACAATATATTCCTTATGCGAGCTATTTATCAAATAAAGTTGATTTGATAAATGGTTCGTTGGCTGGTAGAATTTCTAGCCCAGGAATAGATATAGATATTTGTGGAGGATCAACACCTGAATCACGAGTTGCAGAAGCAGTTTTTCAAGTACCTTATGTATCACCTCACACATATTTTAATTTAATTAACGGAGATGGTAAATTTGGTACATTTTATTTGTTTGTCTATTCGCCACTAGTCACAGGAGATGGTGGAACACCAAATTGCGAAATTACCGTTTGGGGTCGCTTTTTGCAACCCAAAACAGTGTTTCCAACTGGTGCTACTATTGGTTCCGGAGCTAGTACACGCGTTGCTGAAGTACAAATTCGTGGTGAAGCAAAACAAATAGCAAAAGAAGGTGTTGTTTCTACAACATTAGGTACAGTAGCAGAAGTTTTAAAGGTTGGACAAAAAAATACCTGTTATTGGAGAATATCTTGCTATACCAGAATGGTTGTGTGATAAAGGAGCAGCTATAGCAAAAATGTTTGGTTGGTCAAAACCAACATTAGCTATGGATGTAAAATTACGAACACAGAATTGTATGGCTAATTTCAATGGTAAAGATTCTTCGCATAAATTAGCGTTGAGTGCTGATAATGAAATTGATAGTCCTGATAATATTGCTGGAACAAAAGTTGATGAGCTTGCTATATCATCTATTGCAACAATTCCAACTTATTGGAAAACTTTTACGTGGTCAGCAACTGATCAAACACAGGATCAAATTTTGTGGATTGATCAAGTTTCTGCAGCGAGAGCATCAGCTATACCAAATACAAATAATGGATTTTCAACTACACCTATGGGATATTTAGCTAATGTTTTTGCACAATGGCGTGGTTCAATTAATTATACTTTTAAAATGGTTAAAACTGGTTTTCATTCAGGACGTTTAAGAGTATTTTTTGTACCACAAGGACAAGCTAGTACATTAACAGTAGGATCAGCACCATCAATTGAAATAGAGAAAAATTACCAAGTAGTTGTTGACATTGCTGAAAATGATACATTCACATTTAACGTTCCTTTTGTAGCAACAAAACCATGGTTAACAACCTATGGACCTGGTGGATTTACTGGATATGTTGTTGTAACAGTTTTGAACGAGTTGCGTGCACCACCAGTTGTTTCACAATCAATTAGTGTAATTGTAGAAGTTGCTGGTGGATCTGATATGACATTTGCCATGCCATGTGAACCATGGTTAATTACTGGAATACCGAATCAATCACCATCGCGACAACCAAGAGCAATTGAAGTACAAATTGCTGGTACGAATGTTGATTTATCAGATGATCAAAAGAGAACATTGATGGACCCTGATTCAATATCAGTTATAAATCCAATTGCTAATTGGTCTCCAGAAAGTCACTGTATTGGTGAAAAGATTATGAGTATACGACAATTAATAAAACGAGCTAATTATGTTGGATCAGTTTCTTTGTTACCAACAAATAGTTATGA